TGAGGTGATAAATTAAATATTATTAATATTTAAAACATGAACTTAACTTTGTTAAGCTCATGTTTATAACTGATTGGATTAAAAGATCTTATTCCACAATTGATTTATCTTTCCTTTATGAAAATAAGTCGATGTGCTTGTTAGCATAGCTTGTTCTTTATCGATATTATCTTTGACTTGAAAAGTAGCCCTTAAGACTAACAATTCTCTGTCATCACATTGATGAGGTCTAATTCCAAAATTGAAGTCAAAAGCTAGATGTTCGTAGTTTCTTGGGGTATTGTAATGATGTTCAAAAGGGAAAAAAACGTTTTCATTAAAAGGAAAGGATTTGAATTTTACTGCGTGGTAAACGTAGGGTGCGTAAAACCTCATGAATTTACGTAAGGTGACATTCTCGTAACGGCCAGGATGTTCAAGTATGATGTCTACCATTTTTGAATAATTGAAGGAATCATTCCCGATAGAAGCAGCATAATTTTTGAAGTTAGCTTGGTGTGATGTTCCAACAGTAGCACAGACTTTGATAAACAATTTAAATACGATACGGTTTTCAGTGGCAGTTATGGTGGGCCTCTGTTGCATTATATAATTACATAATCTAGTTTCTATAGATTGCTGATTTTCTCTTGACAAGAAGTTACTATTAAGGACGTAACCTTCATCTGGAACTGCTTGACTAGTTAACTGAGAAATCTGATAATCTGCTCTTGATGCCATGATTCCTATTTTTAAAACCTAGATAGAACTTAATCACTTTTTTTGGAGCGTTTTAAAAGATATGTTTGTAATAATATTTGTCTTCAGGGACGGTCTCTTTCAATTCTTTTCTGATGAGCAATTTTTCTCCTTCAGTTGTAATTATTACTTTATAATTACTGTTCATGAATTGCTGCAAATCCATGTGAAGAATCTTATTTTTATGTTTCTGGAAGATTCGATTGTTCCTGAAATGTGCTTCCATATCTTTTTCTGAAAAATAGTCGTATATTAGGTCTTGCATGGAGTAAGCAAAGAAATGTTCCAAGTAATAATTTTCCAGAACCAGATCTAAGTCACCTTTACTTTCCATATGGATCAATCTTGCTGTGACTATCTTTGGGTCTTTATACACGCCGTCCTGAGTTATCATCCAACCACAGAACATGGCTTCTTCTTCAACTAGCAATTTGGACACTAGATGGAACTTTTCTGCTATTTTTTCAAATGTGGGTTTAACTTTAATGGTACCACATACTCCGAAGTCATCGCCTGAATAAAGTTGGGGCTGGTTAGGGTCTATTGAAAACTTTGTATGCGTAAAAGCTATATTATCGAGAGTGTTGAATAGCCAGGTACACCACTCTCCGGTTAACGTCATGAATCCTAAATTGCCCAGGAAAACGTGAGCATTTTCTTTTTGATAGATGAAAAATTCTATGAACTTTTTAGGGACTTGGAATAGTTCTAGGATTCTGCAATTAAAATTAACGAACTCACCCCTTAAACTTTTATCATAAGCTTCGAAATCATTAGTTGTGTGCTTCTTTTTTTTATTGCGTGAATTATTCTCGAAAGAAACCCAGTATTTTTTTGCCCAATCGTTTAGATCAAATTGATTTCTTTGATTGTGTAGGTAGATATTACCTGGTTTGAACTTTTCAATTTCTTTTAGTAGGTACCTACCTAATGGACCCATGGTTAAGATTGAATTGTTATTGAAGCAGCTAATGGTCTGACCTGCTTTTGCATCGGAGGCAATTTTATCAGGTTTTGTG